CACATAAATCTATTATACATGCTAGTTTTTAGTTGACCTGTAAAGATAGGGTCAGTGACCCGATTCATAGTTATGAATTCATCTAAGTCCTTACTGCATCTTACGTGTTCGTCACAGGAAAAGAAATCGTTTCCTTGAACAACAATAAGTGAACCAGATGGTATATTGTCATACCAAATGTCATATGTTTCCTGAGATACATGTTCGGTGCTAGTATTAATGACTATATCAGCAGTGTCATTGTACTGATACTCTTGCATGTCAACTGTTTCTGCCTGAAAGCGTTGCATGTTGTAATACGTTTCGTTTAGTTTTTCACTATTTGATTTGCACCACGGGTCAAGATCGATGTTGTAGATTGTGTCAATATAAAACTTGCTATTCTGAAATAATATGTTGGCTAGCACACCCAACCAACCACCAAAGATGTAGATGTTACTGGGGATGTTGCTATCACAATGTTTGTTGAGTACTTCAGAAAGCCAAATCTTACTGTGAACTTGTCCGTCCCAAAAAGCATCCATTCCCCTTGTTCGTTCGGGTTCAGGTAAGTCTCTGATCATGTTGAACCACTTAATGATTTGGTCACTGTCTATCTTGATATTTGTCATTATAATATTTATTTCGCTTGACAAATGCGAAAAAGATAAGTATAATAGAGGATACTATGAAAGAAAATAATTTACAAAACTCAAATGTCCTAGCCACTTTTGCGCTAGTGACTCCTATGATTCCTGTGTTAGCATATGCTACATATAAGTTAGCACTTGAAGTTTGGTGCATTGCGTATGGTTTAATTTACTAGTCTAAAGGAGACTGATTATGAAGAAGATTATTTCACTTATTACAATGGCTGCAATGCTTGCAGTTTCTACTCCGGCCGTTGCCAACGGACGACACAATGACAATCGTTGGGGCGTAGATAGCAATCGTAATAGCCCTTATCACGGTAGACATCACCGAAACAAAAATCGAATCAATACCGGCGAAGCAGTTGCTATTGGAATCGGTGCATTGATTTTGGGTGCTGCTATTGCAAATAATAATCGCAATCGTCAGGTTGTTGAGCGATACGAGTATCCGCAGCATCGCCGACAACTGCAACAAGTATGTCAGGATAACATTCAATACGATTATTATGGCAATCCTTACGTAGCTGGTCGTAATTGCTGGTATCAGTAATGAAGCGCCCCGCTAAGCACGAAATAGGAAGATTTGACCGCTGGGTAAAATATTTTCAAGGTTCTGTTCTTACCCAAGAGCAGATTAAAGAACGAGCAAATCAATTGACTCGGGCAGGAAAAGACCCAGGTACGGTATAATATGGTAGTTTGTAGTTGCCGAGATATTAGAGATTCGCAATACAGTACTAAGGAAGAACTTATTGCTCGGTTGTTACAAGATGATTATTGTTGCGGTACATGCATTGAAGATTTATCACCTTGTACAAAAAAATGTCTTGACAACGTAGACTAACCCGTATATAAATAGATTATCAGTTGTTTGATGCAATCTGATGTTTGTGCAGGACCCGGGGGCGGTACCCGGCGCCTCCACCATAAACTTATGGGGGCGAAATAGGATCGACTGCAAGGCAAAGGTGAGAGTAGACTGATTGGTTGGCCGCATATAAGCCAAAACTGTAAATGTCGCAGCTAATGACAACAATGTGGATCTTGCGCTAGCCGCATAATCCTGTGAGCCCGGCGGAGCTTAGAAACAGAATCCGCCAACTTATCCCCGATAAATATTGACATGTCTTTACTACCTACATTATTTGTTGACCGACAACCGAATCTTAAATTCGATATTACTCGGCTAATTTCAGAATACAACCTCAATGAAGATAAGATGGAAGATGTTACTAATCACGGTAATGCTGTACTTGTCCAACGTAAGTTTCATCTTATAAAAAATAGTGTATTTGAGGACGTAAGTTCGATGCCATACACGGCCAAAGTAATTGATTCAGTAATGTCGTTACAAGAGTTCAATAGTGTAACCTATCGGATAGTATTACCAAACACCTGTTACAATTGGCACGTAGACACTGGAAAATTCTGTCTGCATATTCCACTTATTACTAATCCTGGTTGTAGGTTTGTGTACGATACTCGGGCCTTTTATATGCCTGCTGACGGGTCAGCTTACGTAGTACACAATGGTGTCTCCCACACGTTTATTAATGCAGGAACAGAACCTAGACTGCATCTTACCTTTGAAAATCTTTAAAGGGTGTTCGTTCTAGTTTAGCTATAAATTCAGATATTTCGTCCCAATTAGTGATCCATTGCTCATGTGTTCCTGGATTCTTTATAGCCATTTGTTTGTATCTAGCCGGTTTAGTAATACCTAATATATCATATACTTTGGCAGGGTCATTCTTTATATCCTCATAGTCTATGATTGCTGTAAACTGTGTAGGCATAATAGCTAGCATATCGTAAAACGCCTTAATATGCCTGTAACTTCTATACAAGTCTTCTTTGGTAAGATGAAAAGCTGGAATACTTTCTTGTAACTCATCTATTTTAACTTGGTGGTGAGCCGGATATAGATGAAAATTTCCTATTTTAGGATAGATGCACCAACTAAGAGCAGATTCCACCATATCTCTCGTGCTTAACACCATTCTAACGTTCGTATCAATATGGTGTAAACTATCGATAGAGTGTGAATGACCAATGGCTAATGCAGGAATTTCTGTTATCTCCTTACGAGGCGTGAGGTATTCTATGGGTAAGTTAGCCTCCCGATAAGAACTGTACAGACAATCTATTATGATTTTACTTCCGGTTCTTCCGGGAGAAAGCACTAACCACTTGTCATTTTCACTAAGAATCATGCAAATATTTAGTACTATGGGTAGTACCAATTCGATAAATACAATATGGACATTACCGAACTCGAATCCTTTAAATTAAGCGATGCAGTATCCTTTCACAAGGAACTGAACCCAAAACTTTGGGATGAGGAGAAGCTTGACCCAGAAGTACGTGATCAATTATTGTTGATTGCAGAAGATTTTGTAGAATATTTAGGACTTGATAATTTAAAAGTAGAAGATGTTACTATCAGTGGCAGTAACGCTGCGTACTCATATACTCCGCATAGCGATTTAGACTTACACATATTAGTGGATTTTAACAATCTACCAGACAATCCAGTATATCAAGAACTATTCACCGCTAAGAAAACACTATACAACGATGCCCATGACATTACAGTTCGTGATGTTCCCGTAGAATTATATGTGCAGGATACTAATAATCCAGTGCAATCTTTAGGCGAATACAGTATTGTGCATGACAAGTGGATTCGTATTCCTAAAAAGCGTAGAGCAAACTTTGACCAAGCTGCCACTAAACTAAAGTATGAAAAGTTAGGCGAACTTATTGAATTAGCGTTAAAAACTAAAGACCCTAAGCGAGTCAATGACACTATTGCGTTAGTCAAGCGTTATCGCAAATCTGGCTTAGATAAGGCAGGCGAGTTTGGTCCCGAAAATCTAGCATATAAAGCAGTTAGAAAACAAGGTCTAGTACAAGCCTTACACGATTTAAAAGCAGAACTGCACGGTGAAAAGTTAAGCATTGAAGAAGATGCTGACAAACAGGCTGCTACTCTCAAGATTCAGAAACACTTGAATAAGAAGTATGGCGCTAACCTTGATCTTGATGGTAAGTTAGGGCCGTTGACTCTCAAATCAATCAACAAGTTTATGCCTAGAGCAAAGACTGGATTAGCTGATGAGCCTAACAAGACAACAGCCGTACAGGGTAAAAAGCTGAAAGAAGCCAAGATTGCCGAAGCTGAAAGTGATGTTTCAAAAGCAAGCGTTGTTCAATTCAAAACTTTGCCAGGTCCCGGAAAACCTAGGCATTCGTTTAGAGTTGTTTATGATGGGAAAGTTATTGCCTACGGTGAAGTAGAAAAAGATTCAGTTCACGATGATGAACACGGAGCCTCTGTACAAGAGATTGTTGTCCATAATAAGTATCGCCGTATGGGAATTGCTAGTAAAATTTATAGTGCTATTGAACGTAAGTTCGGCTATGAATTACATCCTTCCGACGATGTTAGACCTGATGGACAAGAGTTCTGGAAAGCTAGAAGCAATATAGATGAAGCCTCAGGTTACATTCCATCAGCAAAAGAAAAGAACGATCCTCGCTTCAAGACTGCCCTCACTGTAGATGTAAAGCCAGACGCAATCAAGAAGAACGCTAAGGCATTCGGCTTCAAGACTTCCAGAGCAGGCATTCCTCCCCAAGCACGAGCAGATGGTAAGATTGCAGAAGACCTAATGAGAGAGTTTAAAACTTTTTTAGGTGAGCAACAGGAAGAAATGTTTCCGGGCTATGATAAGCAGCATAGAGAAAAGCGTTTAGGCAATTGGTTAGCTAAGTCTTGGGGCGTACAGAACGGCAAGCCACAGACATTCTATCACGCTACTACCAAAGACTTCGACACATTCAATACTAGTGGAACAGGCTTTGCTAGTGCGTTAGGTATGGCATATGAAGTAGAGCGTCACGGTTCCTTCTTTGCAGTGGACCCAAAGTTTGCTGAAGGCTTCATTGAAGATCCAAACACTGGACGAGTCAAAGAAGGTGGTAGAGTTCTTCCAGTTCACTTGTCAATCCAATCACCAATTGATTTGCGTGATGATGCACTATCAAGAATGTTGAGTGACGAAGAAACCGTAGATGAATTCAAAGCTAATGACATTGACCTTCGCTCAATCTACAATCACTTTTACGAACTTGAGCGTTGGGAACTGTTTGACGGACCCGAGGGCGCGGAATTCATTGACAACTTGCAGAAGCTAGGCTTTGATGGGGCAATCATCAATGAGTCAATCCCTAACGATAGCAACGCTAAGTCCGGACAAGTCTGGGTAGCCTTCAGCCCTAATCAGGTTAAGTCAGTTTACAATCGCGGTTCGTTCTCCCCTGACGATGCTAGGCTAGTGAGAGAAGACCAAAAAAATACAGTACCCAAAATAGGATATCATGTCACTGCTACAAAGAACCTACCCATCATACAGAAGAATGGTATTAAGGCAGATAAAAGAGGCAGCAGCTACATCTGGGACTCTCGTGAAATGGCAGAATGGTTTATGGATTTTCAAAACGATGAAGGTCAGGATAGAACCATACTCAAAATAGATATGTCAGGACTTGATGCTAACCTTGACCCAGAAGCCGAAGATATGAGCGAATGGTCAAGCAGGTTCAAGCCCGGAACAAACGGCGGCGCCTGGATCATTTCGGGACCTATTCCATCAGATAAAATTATAGGTTGACATGTACCCAAAACTACTGTAGTGTGATAATATGAGCAAGACATTCAACACTGCACTAGAAGCTAGGCATATCATCATGGACCTACGCATACAACTAAAGCGTCTTCCATACAACCCTGATCTGCTAAAACTCTGCAACAACATCGGTGAAATGAATTCTCAACTCAGCCGTCTAGAAGTTGACGCTAGGCGGACACGCAAGACCAGTAAGGTTGACGCACATAGGGAAGACCTGGTCAAGGCTATCAAGCACCTTGAGCATCTTATCCTTATGGCAAAACTCATGGCATAAAAAAATATCCACTAAGGCGAAAAAGTGGTTGACAATCCCCTCATAATATCGTATAACAAGATATAGAGAGCAAGAAAGCAAACACTCTCTACGTTGTTTAATTTAGGAGCTAAAATTATGTCTCAGATTTCAGATAATCTCACTATCACTTCAATTCAAGCCCGCAAGGCGATGCTTACTGCATTTAAGGTAAAGCGTCCTGTCTTTCTTTGGGGCCCTCCCGGCATCGGTAAGTCCGAATGCGTTCAAGATATCACTGACGAACTCGGTGGTTACATGGTCGATTTGCGTATGGCGCAGATGGAACCGACTGACATTCGCGGTATCCCTTACTTCAATAAGGAAATCGGTAAGATGGATTGGGCCGAGCCTGTCGATCTTCCTAGCGAAGAACTCGCTGCACAGTACCCGATTGTTGTTCTCTTCCTTGACGAAATGAACTCCGCTCCCCCTGCTGTTCAGGCTGCTGGTTATCAGCTTATTCTGAACCGTCGTGTTGGTAAGTACAAGTTGCCTGATAACGTTGTTATCGTTGCTGCTGGTAACCGCGATAGCGACAAGGGTGTTACGTATCGTATGCCGATGCCGCTTGCTAACCGCTTCGTTCACATTGAAATGCGTCCTGACTTCAACTCTTGGCAGATTTGGGCTGTTAACAAGGGCATTCACAAGGACGTTGTTGGTTATCTCTCGTTCGCTAAGCAGGACATCTACGACTTTGATGCTAAGTCTTCAAGCCGTGCATTCGCTACTCCGCGTTCGTGGACATTCGTAAGCGACTTGCTTGAAGATGAAGACAACGTTGATAACGATACGTTGTTCAATCTTGTTGCAGGTGCAGTCGGTGACGGTCTTGCTACTAAGTTCATGGCACACCGTAAGGTTGCTGGTAAGATGCCGAATCCTGCTGACATTCTTGAAGGCAAGGTCAAGGAACTTAACGTCAAGGAAATCTCTGCGATGTACTCGCTCACGATTTCTATGTGCTATGAGTTGAAGGACGCTATCGACAACAAGCGTGTTGATAACAAGAAGTTCCACGAAATGGCTGGCAACTTCTTCG